ACCCCCAGAAGCAGACCATCCAGTTGTTGCATCCATATCATCAATTATCAATAAAGAATCGTTAAATCCATGATCAAAGTAAATAGTTGTGCCTGCCGTATAAGCCTCTCTTAAATATGCCAATATTATTTTATCAGAAACATAAGACTCGTTGATATAATCATTGCTTGGAAGAGGATATTCAACACCTATTTTTTCTAAAGCATTTTTTATTGCAACAGCCTCGATGCCGCCACCGCCGCCGCCTGTCGCAAGCGACTCTATATAAATTTTTAAAGCATCAAGAAACTGCTTATTTGAAGTACCATTCTCTAGAGTATCATTTGGAACAACCCCTGCCGCCAACATAACCTGATAGAGAGCATAATAAAGATCTTGCATATGCTCTGCAATAACATCAACACCATCTTGCGCCCCTGCAGCACTCTCGTTTGTAAACAAACCATATGGCGTATTTGCCCCTGGCGCTTGCGAATTCGGATAAAATTCCATTTTTCTCATATTAAATCTCCCTCAATATTATAATACATCAACCCTTAACATAGCAACTGAATGAACTGGCTTATACTTCAAGATAAACCCTATCAAATAATTAAGTTCTGGCTCTGTTAAAGATATTCTAGTTCCTGGCGTTATCCCCTCAACAATAAACACCTGTTGCCATTCAAAAGAATCTGTTGGCGCTTCAACAACCTCTTTGTTTTTCCCGTCTTGTAATAAAAAACCATTTCCAAGCAAAAGCGTTTTGCCGCCACCGCCATATTGAAGCTTGTTGCCAGCTGGCAAATCTAAAAATTCCCCATATTGACGCTGGCCATATTGAACACCACCAGTTATTTCATCAGTATAATCAACAGAAGGCATGTTTTCTCTCACATACACCATAACCCCAGCAGTTTGCAATATCTGCTCTAAATAACCACGACCTTGAGAGCCATTTGCGCCCCAAGCAGCCTGGATTGCAGCAGCCCTCTCTTGTAGCGTTGCGCTTTTTGACGGAATTATGCCAAACTGCTTTTCCCATTGCTTTAAGTTTTGCTCAAGCTGATCATCTGGTATGTTTCCAGCTTGCAAAACTGGAAAAGGCGTATTTGCAAGAGCAATAAATAAATCTCTTGCAATCTCTGGAACAGATAAAAAAGACTTAATAACCTCTTGGATATTAAACGCATTTAATAGCCAAGCTCTCCCGCTACCTAAAAGCCTTTTTGATGCCGATAAAAGCCGCCTTATTGTTATTGTTTCTGCCATTATACAGGTGATCCATTAATGTTAAGAACATCAAGAATAGCCAAGTTTCCAATAGGGAGAACAACCGATGTTTCTGGATTTGTTAAATAAACAAGCTCTAGCGATGTGAAAGATCCACCATCTTGCGCTGCTAATAAATTTTGAACAACTGTTGCAAGCTCAATTTGTGAAATAGTAGCCCCCGCCAAAGAATAGCCAAGCGATGGTATTTCTGGTCGCTTGGTGTCTAAAAATGCAATTAAAGCATCTTTTATTGCATTTTTTAAATCTGTTGATGGCGTTGGAGTTAATCCTAAAATATTTACAGTAAAAAGAGCCGTTGGCGGATCTAATAACTCAACCGCGGCTGTCATTGGCCGTCTGTTTTGCACTCCGTTGCCATCACTATTAATTGATTCCGCAACTTCAAAAAGCAATCCAGTTCCTGTTATCGGCTGCTCTAAGCCGCCAACATATTCTGGAAATGGATTTGGGCTAACACTGCCACCAGGAACACGATCTGTTCCACTACCATCTTTAACTGGATAAACTCTAACTTGGCCAGGCGTAATAACATAAACATATGCATCAACAATCTCTGTAACCTCTGTTGACCACTGAAAATAATCAGATGCAGATCCACCTTGCGGCGGATTGCTATATGCGGCTAAAACCCTTGCTCTATATGCCTTTGTTGATTCATCATCTGAACCAATAGTTACTGTAGATGCAATTGTTGCTGTTTCTGGAACACCTGTTAATGGATTTGTTAGGTTTATAATAGACCCATTATCTAAATTTCCAATACTTCCTGTTTGCAAAGCAGCAACAGTTATTGTTGCATTACCACCAGAAACAGGCGCATTTGCTTGCACCTTATAAACAATTCCGTTATCTGGAGATAAGTATGAAGCCTCTGTTGTAATAATGCTGGCTGTTGCCCCTGTAACACTACCCGTTAAAACTGCAGTATCCCCAACCTGATAATCAATGCCAACTTGCGCCCCCCACAATTTAAGCGCGTCAAGATCCGCTGTTTGAACAAAAATTTGCAAATACTGCCAAGCACCATAGCGCCACAAAAGAACAACTACCCCCGCAAAAGCAAAAGCCAAAAACTTTATTGCTGCTTTTTTTAATAGCGGAACAGTCTCCCCTGTCCTTGATTCATAATCCGCAATAATCGTATCATATATATTTTGCACTGTTGGTGTATCAAATGGCTGCATTTTTCTCCCCTTTAATTAGTAATTAATCGCGCAACGCCAGCTTTTTCTCTATCCCAAAAAATAGTGTATTTGTTTTCCCCTTCTGGCTGCGTTAGCGTTATTTCAATCTTGATTGTGTTTACTTCTGGATTTGAAGCAACTGTTTCAACTGTCGCTGCAACTCCATCATCAACAAACCACTGCAAGGACTTATTAACCTTGCTTTCAATTAAGCGCAAATTATCAAGAGTTATTGGCAAATCAAGCGCCTCTTGAACCTCTTCTGTTGTTCTGTCTGGCTCTTCAAGGAATATTTCAGATGGAGAATTTCCAGAAAATAATGATACATAAATTGCAGTTGAAAACCCGCCATCTGTGGCCAAATCTCCATTATTAAATCGTGTATCCCCACCATCGCCAATATCAACTAATAAGATGTCCATACTTATATTATAGCATAGTTAAGCGAAGCATAAAGATATCAAAAAATCAAGGAACAAGGATTTCATCTATTTTTGCACCGCTAATATCAGCTGTTGATGGATTTCCAGGCGTTAATGGCGCTCCAGTGTTTCCTGGAGGCGATCCCGCTGGATGCGCATGCGCATTATATGCCGTCACAAGCGCATCAAAATCGCTTTTAAGCTGATTAAATGCAGTTTCTAACTCTGAATACCTAACAGCAAAATCACTTGCACCATTTATCTCAATTATCCCATCATTTCTTAAATAAACATATACTTTGAAAGTTTGGCCATCTGCAGATGTTGAGTATATTCTTTTTTCCCCAAGATCTGCTATTTTAGTTATTCCGTCCCTATAAAGCAAAACCGCAGTATCTGCCAAATTTCCATTAATTGGAACAACAATAGCTTCAACATTTGGCGGCGGATTGTAATCCTCTCCACCCCCATGATATTGTTTTGCTTTGTGATTATCTCCCTTAAAAACCTCAAGAGTGATAAATCTTTTACCAGCCTGTAATAATGATTGCAATATATTTGATCTAAACATAGAAACTCCTTAAATCATCGGCAAATAGTCTATGCTATCGCCAGTATAAACAGCTGGTATCGTGCAAGTCAATATAGCCTCGTATTGCCCTTTATTCAAAATTAGCTGAACAGATTCAATAATAAATGTTCTTCTCTCAAAAATTCCGTTTTGTGGTGATTGAATATCAACAAATTCCCCTGGTTGATATCGAACCCCCTCTGGAGTATACCAATCATCAACTGGTATTGTTAATTTAAACGCGCTAGAAACCTCTCTTAACATGCGCCATTTGGCAATATCGGCAGCCAAGCCCTCCGAAACATTTGGCATATTTACGTTTTTAAATATATTTAATGGCAACAAAGAGTTTTCAGCAGTACCTAAAATATTATTTGATCCATATTGAGAAAACAAATTATATTCTTTTGATAAAATCTCATAATTATAAACAGCAGCTATCCCCTCAAGCCCCTCTGTTTCACCATCTATAAAAGCCGCTATTGGTGGCTTTTGCTCTGCTCTAAATAAACATAACCCACCATCTGCAGTATCCCTAACAATAACGCCTCTGCTTTGGCAAATTCTAACCAAAAAATCAAAAGCATTTTCCATAACTCCAACAGAAACTCCAGATTGATCCCCATCATCAAAAACAATGTTTGAAACATTGCTTTCAACAGCAACTTTTATATTAAACAATCCAGCAATGCGCTCTGCAATTTGCTTTAATGTTTGCCCTGCAGAAAATTCTAGCGGAAAATTATTTGGCGCTATATCAGATCTAACCATTGTATGTACCGTAGATTTATACAATATTGTAATTCCCTTAAATGCCTTTGAATAAACTGGAGCTGGCGACATAGTGTATCCTGTCAACAACTTTGTATTGTTTGCAATTATCTTGAATGAGCGGCCAAATTTAAAAGCATCTCTGTGAAAAGTATTAACAACTGGATCATAGCCGCAAACAATCCCTCCGCCACGCAAACCAGCAAGCGGCTCAAAATATTGGAAGTTATCAAATAACTCAAGATTTGTATCTGCAATAGTAATTGAAAGTGATTTTAGTTTCCCTGTATCTGTTTTAAACTCAACTATTTGCGATTTATCATCTGGCTTATCATCTGGAATTTTAATTGTTTTTCCAACAGGAAATATTGGCAATTCATCGAATGGCGGCAAATTATTTATTTTAATAATTTCACTTGCAAGCCTTGGATCTCCAAGCTCTTTTCTAGCAATTTTTTGCGGCGTATCTCCGAATTGAGCCTGATAATCTTTAAACATAAACTACTAGCTCTCTATTTCTTGGAATCAAAAGCAATTCATCGCCTGTCAATTTATTTGTTTCAATTACAAAATCAAGAGCCGCAACTTCATCTTCAATAAATTCATCTGGATAATATTCAATAGCCAAATTAATTGCAGTTGTTTCTTGCTCTAAAATTAAAACAACTTCTTTTTTCAAGTCAAAAGCAACATCAACTAGGTTTCCAGCAGCATCTTGAGCCAAATCATTTAAAGGCGTATCAAGCGAACCATCTTGAACAAACCTATCTTCAATCAGAATGCTTGGATCATTAAATGAATCTTGGATATCATCAACCGCCGCTCTGTATGTATCGTGAATGTTTTGCAGCTCTTCAACCGCGCTTATCGCCTCGCTAGTTGTTTGATATGTTGATGATGATAAACTTGCAGAAACTGCAGAAACTGCAGCTCCACCAAAAAAAGCAGCATTAATTGATTGATTCCTGCCATCATTGCTTTTTTCAATATCATCCGTTGTGCTTGGAAATACTTCATTAATTAAGCTTTTATATTTATCTACAACCGCAACAACATCATCAACAAATTTTGTTGGCAAGCTAATCAATGTTGCAGTTTGTTTTGCAAGCGTTTCTGCATCATCTTGTATTTCATCAATATTGTTTAAAATGTTTTCAACAGTAGCATCAAATTGCGCAACAGCATCTTGCTCACCCTCAATCAATGGCCGCAATAAAGCATTAACAGAATTAACCGCACTTGTAAAAACCCCAGTTATTCCTGTTAACTCTTTTTGATTGTTTATTTTCAACGAATTAAAAGTTCCAGCTGCAGCACTGTTTACATTTGCAGATTTCTCAAGCAGCTGCGCTAATTGAGACTTGCCGCCAATTGGCGTTGTTTTGCCAGTACATTCAACAAAATCAATATCAACTTTTGTTACAGCAACATCATTTACAACGCTATATGATCTTCTAACTGTATTTGTATGGCAACGAATCTCATTACCATATGGCAACTGAACAAAAACCTCTCCAGTATTTGCTGCAGAAGCAAGAAACTTTGTTGCATCTATATCATGATCATCTCCAGCAAATTCAAGGCTCAAAGGAAGCTTCCTTAAACTAACACCATTATCATTAACAACTGTTGATTTTAATTTTCCAACACTATCTTTTTCCTCTAAAAAATGACTAAAGGTTTCTTCAAAATTCCTAGCCAGTGGCTTATAAGCTTTTTTGTCTGGAAATGTTATTTTTACTTCATGTTGCCTATCTTCATATGTCATGATTCACCCCTATTGCGCCATGCCCATCGCCATGTTGTTTACATTAATATTTGAAGTTGCAGAAGTTGCAACATCCGCCGCTGTTCCCTCTTGAGCTGAAACATTTACATCAATAACTGCTTTTTCTGGCCTTGAGCCACCTGTTGCAACTAGCCTTGCGGATTGCCCAGCCTCTGCCCTTGCGCTTGCTGCTCCAGCATTAATGCTCTCGCGAATACCCTTAACGGCCTCAAACGCGCCTTGAACTTTTTTGCCCACACCTGGTATTTTAGACAACATAAAAAGAAGCCCTTGAATTGGCAGCAAAAACCAATTAACAATTAATTGACCAATTGAAAATAACCCAGCTTTCATAAAAGAAAACAAAACCTTAAACGCATTTTTAACACCGCCAACCCTTTTGGCTAAAAGGAAAAATCCAGCAACCAACGCGCCAACAACCAAAACTACTGCCCCAATAGGGTTTGCAAGCATCGCCAAGTTAAACTTGAGCTGTGAAGCTGTCATTATTTTAGTAGCAATCGCAACTGTTTTTGAAATAGTTTCATATGCCATCAATGTAAAATTAAGAACCTTGACAACAGCAATAAACCCCCCAACCCCAATTGCCAAAACCTTAAAAACATTTCTATTTTTCCAAAGAAATTTCATTATACTAACAAGCCGCTCAAATCCAGCAGTTAAATTTTTAAGTATGTTTCCCTTATTAATCGCAACAAAATCGGCAATCTTGTTTAAAACCTTTGTCATTGCTGGCAAGAACCCACTCAATACAGTTATCTTCAATCCTTTAAAAGCTGCATTCATGTTTGTTTGGGCATCAATAAATTTTTCGGCCTGTTTTGAGGCCTCTTCACTCATTACAACCCCAAGCCGCCTTGCTTCTTTTCTTAGCTCTTCAATAGCCGCTGTTCCGCCCTCTGTAACAGTCAAAAGCTCAACACCAGCTCTACCAAAGGCCGCTTGCGCAATTGCTGTTTTGTCCATTACATTTTCGGTTTTGTCAAGAGTATTAACAAGAAACGCAAAAGCCTCTTCATTGTTCTTTGCATTTTTAAGCTGCTCAAGCAACACTGGATTTGTTTCTTTTAAAACCATTTTCAAAGATCCAGTATTTGCGCGTAAATCACCAATATTTTTATTTAATTTTTGAAGCCCTTTTCTTAATGTCTCACCAGAAACCCCTTGTCTATCTGCAGCAAATTCAAGCTCTTGCAGTGTCTCTGCAGTTATCCCGATCCGCCGCGAAGTCTTGGCGTATTCATCGCCAAGAATGGCTATACTCTCTATGGATTTAAAAACTTGCCGCCCCATAAGCAAAGCAGCCGAGCCAACAGCTGCAAAAGCCGCAACCCCCACTTTCATAAATTTATTGACTCCAGCATTAAGCCCGCGCATTCCGCGACCAAAGCGCGATGTAAACAAAGCAGATTGCTTTGCTGATTTCTTGAACATCGGAGTTAAGCCATCTTTGGCCTTAAAAGCTGTTAATATCTGCATTAAGTTCATAAAATAATCTCCCCACTTATTTTATCACTTTTTGAGTGATTTATTAAGCTGTTGTGTTTGAACATTCAGCTTTTTAGCCTCGTTTTCTTCTGTTTTGCTAATATCGATAAATATATCAGAATAATAAATAATGTCCTTAATAGACATTTCTTGAATATATGGAATTTGAGCCGCTTGCTTGACAAGCAGTATTTTTTCCCGCTCCCTAGCAATGGTCAATGATAACTTAATTCTACCCGCGCAAAGAATTGCCCCTGCAAGCGGGGCTGTTATAAAAAAAGTTTAGTTATCGCGTTTGCAAAATAAAGATCATTTCCAGACAACTTTTTTAAAAGCTTTTGTGACATATCTTGAACAAGAAATGCCATTGCTGCAACCATTTGATCAACCTCTGAATGATAGCTTTCAAAGCTTTTCATGGTGTTCATATCAATATCTTTAACATGAAAAACAACTTGCTTCTTTTCAGATTCTTCTGTTTTTAATGGTTTTTGCAAATACAAAACAATTTTCTTATCCTCTTTTTTATAATCAATTTTCCCAAGCATCACGCCCGCAAGCAGCCAATTAGCCAAAGCTTTTTCTGCTTTTTCAACTGCCATATCCTGGATGTCTTTTGTTTCTGTTTTTCCCCCAACTATATCTTCTACATCATAAATGCAAATATCTGCCTTTATTTGATCGACGATTAATTGAGCATCTTCTTTTGAGATTTTAATTTCTGGCTTCACGCTGTAGCACTTCCCTTCTTATTATAATTGTTCAAATTTTCCGTTTCTAGCCTTGATTTCAAACTCTTCACTGGTATTGCCATTCATTGAATTGCGCTGAATGCCATCTTCTGACGATGCAATAATTTGACCAGCGCCACCATATGCAGCTCCATTTGAATCTGTAAGAACAACATCAAGGGATTCTAAAGCTGCAAGCTCTAACAATGAATCAAACTTTGAATCATCCTCAATATCAACAATAACGCCAGCAATTCTGCCAGGTATTGGCCTAAAGTGACCTCTAGTTGATCCGTTTCCGTAAGTTGTAGATTCTGTTGCTACCTTACCGCCCTTTGTAAAACTAACCTCTGTATCGCTTGGTACATTAAATTTTATACCATTCATTGAAATTTCAGTTATTGATCCGCTCATGTAGTTATCCCCCTTTTATTATTGACCAGTTCCAACTGCGAAAAAGTTTACTATATCATAAACCCTTCCAGAACCAGGTATGAAAAATCTATTATTAATATTAACTCTGTTTGGATTAACATCATCATATTCAACTGTGCTGCTTGCTTTCGCATAAGCTGGATTTGTAACCCACGAATTCTTAACATATTCATCTATTCTAGCGTCAAGAGTTGCTTTAAAGTCTGATTTTTTTCTTGCAGCTGGATTCTCGCTTGAATCTTCATCTGCAATTAAAACAACTGCTCTATACTGTTCACCCTCTCTAAAAACTAAAATTTGGTCATTTGCAATTTGAGCAACCTTAGTTGCAACAGTATCTTCTTTTTGCCAATCGCCCAATCCAGACTGTGGATTTGTTGGATGGTAAAGAGTAAAAACATCTTGCAGCTTGTAACCAGAAACACCGCCGCCAACAGGAATAACATTTGCTATACCAGCTTTTAGCATGGTGTCTCTTGCTGTAAGATTTGGGAAAGTCAAGTCAAAAGTTCCAGGAATAACAACATTAATTGCATCATCTCTTCTGCCATCACCAAAAGCAACCATTGCATCAACATCAACATTTCCAGTTGATCCATCCTCAATATAAAGCTTGCCAGTATAACAAAGTGCAATTTGCGAAATTGTAGGAACGCGCAAAGCCTCTCCCCACGCTTGAATATCATCAAGGTTTGAATCAGCCTCAAACTGGTTAACAACACGCGTTGCCTTAAACTCTTCTGTTAATTGAGCAAGCGCATCTTCTAAATCAACCACGCCAGCACCGCCAGAAATTGCAACTAGCGCAAGAGTAACGCCATCTTGAGTTGTAATAGCATCGCCATTTGCATCAACCGCCGTGAATACAGCCGCACTATCTGCGCCCTTCCACTTCATTGTTAACGTAACAACACCCGCCGCATTCGCAGCAGTAAAAGGCGCTTCAACAGCATCCGTTATTGCAGCAACAATTGCATCGCCAATTTCAGTTGCAGATTGACCGCTTAAAACTGTAACCGCAATTGCGTTTTGGTTATAACCATCAAACTCAAGCCCTCTTGGTGGCTTTGCTGGATTAACTTGTGCATTATTTGTAATTTGTTTACATGCAGATGCAGCCGCTTCAACATTTTGCTCATTATAAACAATAAAAAATGTAAAATTACCAGTAGCTGCTCCAGTAACAGTTATTGTGCCTGTCCCTGCAGTTGACGTTCCAGGATCTGGAATTGGTAAAATGTTTACAGGAACAATTGCATTGTCTCCATTTGCTGGAAACATTTTTTGAGCTGCTAAATGTAATGGTGATCCATAGCCATATTTATCGCCAACACTTTCAGCATCAAAAACTTGCTCTGGAACATAATCAGTAACTGTTTTGCCAGTTTGATATTGTGCCATAATTGCAATTTTTTCTTCGCGAGCCGCAGCTGCTTGCTCTAAAATATTTTGTCTAAATGAAATTCCAGTAACAGAAGCTTGCTGATTTGGATTTATAACCTTAACTATTGTCATAATTTATTACTCCCCACTATTATTTGCTGTAGATGATTTTCGGCCTTTTTTACTTGAACCGTTTTCATCATCTTCTTTTTTTTCTTCTTCACCTTTTGCAGAAGAAACAGTTTCAAGCTTAGAAAGCGTTTTCATTGGAACGCGTTTTTTAAAAAGATTATTTGCATTAAATATCATAATAACTCCTTTTACGAATTATAACTTATTTGAATAAAGGGGTCAACATTTCCGCCATCAATTCCCAGGCCAATATACAGCTCTTCAAGATCAACAGATTCAACACCTTCAAAGCGCTCTGTTGTTCTAAGCCTAAAAGAAACCTCTATCCCCATAATAACTTCTGCTTCATTTTCTGTTTTTGGCGTTTCAACCCTTTGCCATCCTTCAAGAACTGGAACTTCAATTAAACTGCCAGCTCTTTTTTTCCAATTTGGTGCTGCGCATAACATATTTATTACTTGCGAAACCAAATATAACAATCTTTGATTTGCGTTTTGATCTGCAGTATATTCTGGAATGCCCTCTGCTTCATCCGCCTCTGTAGACACGCCAAGAGCAAAGCAACTTACTTTCAAGAAAACATTTTCTTTATATTTGCCAACAGATCCATATTGATTTTCTGTTGGATATGCCGTGTTCTCAATGTTAATTGCAACAGCTGGCATATTTTCCGCATCTATTATTGAAAAAGTATCTTTATAAACTATAAAATTAACTTGTTGCTCAATCTCTTCTGCAGTCAATTCATATGGAGGCGCTGCAGCAATGACCTTTTGTGCTTCAACCTCTTCATTCAAAAGCTGTGCAACAAAATCTTTTATAACAACAAACTGCATTGGCTGGATTAATTGTTTAAGTGTCATTTATCTAATCCCCTAAAGTTCTCGAAATTTTAGCGCCTTTTTTTGCAGCTTTTCTTAACTGCAATTCAAGCCTATAAACGCCAAGTGTTTTATCCCTAGCAACAGAAGAAATTCTATATTCTTTTGAACCTTCATAATTCCAAAATGTCAACTTCCAATTTTCTTTAACAACTCCAAGCGTTACGCTATTCATGTTAAGAAAAAATTCAGCGCTATCCGCCATAATCGGCAGCCCCTCTGCATCAAGAGCCAATCCAATTTGATCTGGCAAGCCTCTCAATTCATCCGCTGCATCATAATTTTCATTATCTTCTGGAAGTGTCGCACCCTCACCCTGTTTATTGCCCGCCGTATCCTCTAAAATGCATCTAACAGAAAATGGGCTGCCATCAATAAGCAACCCATTTTGGTGATTTTTGATAAGATCAAATCCAGCGCCTATGTTACTCACTGGATTTTATTCCTATGTTAATGCGCTTGATATTGTAGCAAATGCATCAATTTCAGTTGGTATAGCAAGCGGAGCTGCTTTCATACCATAGTTAATGCCTTGGAAGCTAACCATATCTGGCTGCGCATAAGGAACTCTTGCACCTTTAACAACTTTTGGATTAAAGTTTTTAACGCCAAAGTTGTTGTTAAAAAATCCATTAGTTGAAAAATCATTTGTTTCAACACCAGCGTAAACCATGTCAAAACGAATATCAGAAGGGAACAATACTGCAGATCCTGACGGAATATAAGTAGTTTCATCACCTTCATTTGCAAGCCCATATCCAACAGGAATTTTATATCTATCACTAAAGCTCCAAAGGAATACATTGTAGCCAGCAATAGAGAATTTTCCGTGATATTTAAGGCCGCTCATGTTAACCTCTTCTGGCATAACAATTTGTGATCTCTTAAATAATTGAGGATCTTGATAGTCTGCAGATGTAGACTTGACAGCACCAATAACATATTCAATAAGCTTTGGATCACAAACCATATTGATTTCATTAATATGTCTCTTAGCGTCTTGCTCAATTACATCAATTTGAGCTTCAATATCAGCAAAAATTGTTGGAGATGTATCATCCCACTTAGTTGAAGGAACTTTGTCATGCGTTGCCTTTTTATTAAAAGAGATAACATCACCATTGATCAATGTTACTTGACCAAGGAAAAGTGCATCATGACACTGCTTGATTTCAGCTCTATCAATAAGGTGTCCAAGCTTAACAAGGTTTGAAGCCATTCTTTCAGCTGTTTTAACATTTGATAATGGAGCATATTCAGTTGAACCTGGCATTCTTTGAAACATATCTTCTGCTTTGAAGTCTGTATATTCATTATAGAATGGAGGTTGATATTCTTTATTTGCAAACAAATCAAATTTGTTATAGTTACCACCAGTATTTCGCTCAACATTGATTGCAACTTTTCTCTCGTTCCTAACAATGTCAAGGTCAAGAGTAAGAGTATCACTCATATTTGTTGATGGAGTTTTAAAGAATGTTCTTATCCCAGCTTTTGGTGCTGACTTTTCCTCGAACATTTTCATTACGGCTTTTCTAAATAGTGGCTTCATTTTTTTCCCCTTTTTTTACTTTATTGCTGTAGTCTACTTATTAAGTTAAAGATGCTCCGTTATCTAAGAAAGTTTGCTCTTGTCCTTTTCTCAAAATAACACCAGCGCTTCTTAATACTTCCCTGAATGTTCCAAGCGTGATATCAGTTGATGCATCGCCTGTAGCAATAACAACATTTGAATCAAAATCGTCTGAACCATTTACAAGAGTTAAGTTATCTTCATCAACTTCACCCTTAACACAAACTTTAACATTTGCCTTGTCAACTGGAGAGCCAGTTGAGTTAACAAGATCTTCTGCAAGAACAACAACTGGTTTTTGTGAACCACTTGTTCCAGTGCTATCTGATCCCTCATAATCTTTTGATGTAACATTCTGCCCTAGAACAGTACCCTTTGAAAGAGTTGTTGTTGCTGGAACAGTAACTGTTACTCTATCAAATTTAAGATCTCTTAAAAAGATATTGCTTGTTTCATAAGCAGTGATCGCTGGATTTGTTCCTGTTGTATTTTCTTGTGGCATGTTAATTCTCCCCTTTTAAATTATTGCTGTAGTTAATTATTTTGCTGCAGAAATTTCTCTACCAGACAAAAATGCTTCAACATTTTCATCGCTATCGTTTTCCATAGGATCTGCATCATCGTTTTCTTCTGGCTTTGCCTCTGGCTCAACCTCTGGAGCTGCTTCTGGCTCACTATCAACATTGTCTGGATTTTCTTCTTCTGCATTATCAACAATACCTTTTTTCATTCTTGACTCAAGGTAAGTTGCTTGAACATCTTCATCAAGAAAAGATTTTCCAGTCTTAATATTTTCAATAACCGCTTCTGGCGCTGCATCAATAAATTTTAAATGCGCAGAAACTCTCTTTTGTTCTTTTTCAATTGCTGCCTTTTCAATATTGGCAACTAAATCTGAATGATCATTTCTTAAAGTTTGTAAGTCCATCGGTTTTTTCTCCTTGACATTATTTTCCGTAATTTTAACCGTTTCTTTTTCAGTTGTCAAATCTTTTACAGCCTCTTTTTTTGCAACAGAATCTGGCAACATCGCAGCTGCTTTTTGCAAGTCTTTAAGCTCTATTGTTTGTTGCGTTAAATCTTTTTTCATGCTTTCAAATCTTGCATGAGCATTTATTAAATTGCTTTCTTTGTCTCTCTCTTCATCTGGACATGGATTGCTTGGCTCATTACCAGCACCACTTGCAGCGCTTGCGCTATTGTCTTTTTTGTTTTTATCTGAAACATTCTTTGGTGGCAAAAGTTCATCAATAAAACCAGCCTCCAGTATCTCGCCGCCAAAAAACCAAGTCTCTTCATCCATCCACTCGCCAATTTGCTTTTGATCTTTTCCAGTTTTTCCAATATATTCTGTTTGTAAATGAAGAGCCATTCTTTTTAAAAAGTCTGCATTTTCTTGCATTGCCTGATAATCGCCACATGCACAATTTAATGGATTATGAATCATATAGATAGCATTGTTTTCTGCAACAACTTTATCACACGCCAAAGGAATGATACTTGCCATGCTTGCGGCAAGCCCAATAATGCGCGCTGTTTTTTCCCCACTATAATTTTTTATTTCATTAAAAATAGCAAGGCCATCAACAACAAATCCCCCAGGACTGTTGATGTTAAACTGAACGGGGCGACCATTCGCCTCTTTTAATTTTTCTTTTATAAATTGTGGGCTGATTCCCATCCCCCAAAATTCACCAATCGCATCATCTATATCAATCTCAAACATTGTTCCCTCCAGTTGCTTCTATAATAACACAACTAAAATAATAATCCCAACAAAAACACAGGCTGTCCAGTTCCAGCGGCCAAAGCCCCCCACGCTGCGCCCTTGACCTCTTCATCTGTTACGCCAACATGCCATCCAAGCCAATTTATAATAGGAACCTCAAAAAGATATTTTCCAACACCGTTTTTGCTTTTTTCTTTTTCCAGCTTAACCTTGCATTTTTCCTCTTGAATCTCCAGCTCTTTTTCTGCCTTTATTCTTTTAACAGTTTCTTTTTGCTTCTCTTCTTTTTGTTGCTGATATTTTGAAGCGGCCTCCATCGCTTGGGATTTCCAATCTACAGTTTCAGCACAAAGACTATTCAGACTTATCAACAGGGCTACTAATAATAGCGATAGTTTCACTTTCATTTGGCTTTTCCTTTCCAAAAAATATAAATTTTATAAATTTCCAAATTGCACTTAACATATTAAATACAATTATACCAGACTAACAAAATAATCCAAATAAATGGCGCTCTCAATAGTTGATGGCCATTGTCATATAGATAGAGATTCTTTTTGCCCTCATTAATAGTGACCTTGTTTAAAATCTGAACCGCATAGATTGACATTGCGTGAAAAACAATATTGCTACCGTTAAGCCAAAAATACTTTGCGCAAACCGCACCAAACAATGTTAATCCTATTGTTAACAATGATATTTCTGCAACTGTTCCATACTCTCCACCGCCCCGATACATTCCCCACAAAAAATGAGTTAATGAGAAAAATAACGCAGATCCCCACAATGCAATTTCGTTTCCAGCAAGCGGCAAAAGCAACTTGAAATAAATCAAATATCTAAAAACCATCTCTTCAAAAATAGCAACAGGAATTGCAATTGTAAATATATCAAGCAAACAGGATTGCCAACCGCTATTAAACTGGTATTTTGTTACTTTGAAAATCTGCATCAACAAAGCATATCCAATTATTACTATAAAAATTAAAAACGGATTCATTTCTTGACCACCTTTTTTGCAGCATCTGCAATTTGTTTAAATACTTGAGAATTACTTCCTTTTGCTGTAACAGCAACTTGATATGCAACAACTGTTGCAAGAACCGTACTCATAAAAATATAGCAAGAATTTGTTACTTCAACACTGCCCCAAACATCATGCCACACAACCAAGCAACTCAATGTTACAACTAACAAGGTTAGAAAAAATCTTATTGAGCCAAAAACACATTTGATAAATTCCATCAACATCAATATACCTCCACATCTAAAATTGTGTTGTTCTCAAACCATTGCTTAAATACATTTAAAAGCCTAACAGCATGATCAAGATTTTCTGGCTGTAAACCAAAACATCCAAGAGTTCCTTCAATACCATTAATTGGATCGTCAAAATGGATGGCAATACCAGTCATTCCAATAGAGCGCTCTTTTTCTTTTGGCGTTGCATCTTTGCTTAACGAAATAAACTCAAGCGGAACTTGAAAAGACAAGCCAAATGCTCCCATTCTCTTAAAATGCTCTGGATCTGTTTTGTCATATTGAATAAATTTATAACCTCGATAAATCCCTCGCGGCGCATATCCTCTGCCCCATCTGCCAGAAATAAACCTACACTCTAGACCTTTAAAATAGAGCGTTCCCCACTCTTCATTATCATCTTGCGGCTGCTCTTTATCATAACGAATATAAACTTTGTTGTTGTCAAAAGTTTCTTTTTTATCACCAAAAATTGTTCCTATTAAGCTTTTAAAAAACGACACTATATACCCCCAAATTTTACGCATATGCTAATTTTCTAAAATAAGTATCCCAAGTATTTATAACCATAACTTCAAATGCTTGCAACAACCTATTTAATGTATCTGTCCTTGAGCCGTTCAATCCTTCACTATTATAAATATGGCAAATTAACTCAAGCTCTGTTGTGTACTTTGGCATTAACAATTCAGAAGTTTCTTTCATTAACTGGACTTCATATTGATAGCCCTCTTTGATTAAACGCTGCCAAGTGCCATTCATTTGCGATGTTGTGATCTCTAAGATATCTTGAAAGTTCTTTTTTTCAGACTTTTTTAAATTTTGTTTATCATTAAAATAATTCATATACTTTTGAATAATAATAGATGTGCTGTTTTTCGCTGCAGTAATTATATGGTTTACTTTTTTTCTCTTTTCACTACTCAAATTATCTTCAAACTTAATAAGATATCTTTCAACTTTTTCAATGATATTATCTTTTTTTTTGGAATTCTCCCTGAATGTTTTCGCTTCCCTATCGTGATGATCCCACTTTTGCTTATTTAGCCTACCCATGAACACCAGAGAAACGCCTATTGCAAGTCCAATTGGTGCTGGCTGATTGATATATAATGTATAAAATTCCCCTAATTCTCTCAACACTTCTTTTGATCCCCCTGTTTGCTGTTAAAAAAGTTCCTCCCACCTTATGGCCAAGTCGACATCTCCGCTTGTTCCGCCTGGTGTTGATATTATAAATGTTGCAGTGTCGTTTGGCTGCAAGGTTAACGCTAACTCTTTTACTATTTCAAAAAAGGTGTCAAGCCGACCCATCGTCCAGTCTAAAAATGTTTCCCCAGTTGCATCTGAAACAACTAGATCCGTACTAACCTCCAAAACGGAATCTGCGCTAACGTCATTCCATGTCTCACCACCAACCAATGGTGCGTTTTTTAATATTTTCCATCCTACAATTTTGTTAAGGTCTGTTGCTGCAGAAATTAAATCCAATACTGCAGGAATCCTATTTTCTATTCCGCTATATGTGCTTTTATTTCTAAAGCCAACCAAGGTATCTATCCCAGAAGTAATTGCCTGTAGCCCCAAAGAATAATTGAACTTTCTTGATCCAGGATCTGTTTCTGCACCATCAACAATGCCAGCCGTTAAACTTCCTGTTGAAAAAACAAGATCTGTTGTATTCCCAGCATTAACAGCCTCTGCCCTGACAGGCAAATTTGTTTGTGTAATATGAGTTATTGTTTGGGTGTTTGGATATTCAATGCGGCCAATATTTCGCCAAACCCCAGATGAATCAAGAACAGAAAAGTTTATAGTTGCAAAGCCAAGATATCCAAAAGTTATTGCATATACATTTCCTTTTGTTGGATCAAATACCTCCAGGGGAAACACCTTTGTTATATCAACTACTTGCTGATAATCAACGCCCTGTCTCCTGCGGCCAACTACAAATTCAGTTTCATTGTACCCAAGATAAAACCCATCATTGCTATCAAACAGCCCTGCATATTGGTGCGAACTTGCAACCCCTTGGGAAAAAACGCCCGTAAAATAACAATATGCCTCATGGCCAGGAATATATCTTAAATATGTATTACTCTGGATTGTAACCGCGCCGTTGCTATCTGTTCCTGTATTAATTGTCAATAAAGAGTTGGCAACATTTGCCGCGCCAGACCCGACAATAGTTGTTGTTGCATCATCGCTGGCAAGCCCATATTGAAATTGAGCCGCAATTGTCGGCTTTCTCATCCCAACTAGCCTATCGCCAAATACACTATTAAGCGCAGTTCTTTTATTGTGATCTGTATCATTAACATGTATTGGGTTTGATTCATTGTCTGCATTAACAACAATTTCGCTCATTTTTGGAATAAAAATATTTGTTATTCCAACGCGATCTGCAGTATGAAACTCTATCTTAACAGCATTCATTCCAACTGGAGCGCCAAAGCGAACAATTTTGCTTGTCAACTTTGTGCTATCGCTAGATTCATCAAATATTGGAACTTCGCCACCACCAGACGTTACAGCATAAATTTTAATATTACTAAAGTTTCCACCCTCTGAATTGCCAAAAGCTATGCTTGGGAAAACAGTGCTTCTCTGAAAATGAACAAGCAGGGTTTTTGGGTTATCAGAAGAATCATTATAAACTTCTGAATGCAAATCGTTAAAAAAGTCGCAAACATCCCCAGTCCAGCCAGATATATCACTTCTCTCTTTGTCTATGTCCTTACAATAAACGCTGTCTCCATCTGTTGGAACTGGATTTTGCAAGTCTGCTCTTTGTTTGCCAAGTTTTTTTACTGAACTTCTTTCCATTATTACAGCCCATCATCGGCAATGACAACATCGCCAAGCGACCCTTTAACATAAGTTTTTCGAGTGCTTACAGCTTCAATAATTTGCCCTGTAAAGTCAAACGGTATTGCGCCAATATCATTTGTGTTTACAGTGTTAACAAGAATCCTTGAATCTTCACCTTTTCTTGGATCAACTTTTGATTCAACAGTAATTGTTCCCTCTGGACATTCAATATATTCATCCTCTGGAGTAGGTGTCATTGCAGCCTTATCCTCTGCAGAATACTTGCTATCAGCTAGATCTTGAGCAGATCCAAAAAAATAAATCGTTCTGCCCATTTTTTATTTCTCTTTTTTAGATTCTTTTTTATAGCTTGGGTTTGGAAGTCTTTTTAAGCAGATTTTGTTTTGACACTCAAGCCACTGTTTAGTTTCCTTCATTTCAGTTAAACAAGATGGACAACGCAAAGATTTTTTTGGCTTGTTCTCCCTCTCGCTCATTTTAAGGGCTTTTTTTGTTTCAGATTCACCCCTAAGATCAAGATTTTGTTCTTTTATTTCATCCTCTTCTGTTTTTTCAGAATCGGCCTTTTCTTTATCATCTTTACCAACAAGCTTTTTAGCAGCATCGCCAATTTTGCCAAGAATGCTTTTGTTTTCTTCTGAATTTTCAGATGAATTATCATCACCATTTTCAGTTGAATTATTTTCAGAAGATTCTGTTGCTTCTGGAGCATCTTCTTTTATAAGCTTTTCAATCTCTTCAATCAAAACTTCTTTTTTCAAAGTTTCAGCATCTTTAATTTCTGCAATTTGAGCAACTGCAACTAAATCTGCTTGTTCCATATCAGATAATTTTTTATCAGCCAAAAGCTCTTTGATATCAGACGCTTTTTTATCCTCAACCAAATTTTTCGCTGCTTCATCACTTTTGTTATTATCATTTCTTCCCATTGTAGTTACCTCCAGTATTTATTGACATAAATTATATCATAACTAAGTATTTTTATCTTCATCATCTTCATTAATTTCATCAACGTCACCATTATTTCCATTATTTGTTTTTGTCTCTTGGGGAGATGATATGCCTAGCTTTTCAACCATCTCTTGTTCCTTTTGAATCTTTGCAAGAGTGTCTGCATAATCCTCTCCATATGTCTCTTCAACCATTGAGGACATTGAGCGGCCACTTATTTCTTTTAAAACTTTAACTGTATTTGCTTCTTTTAACGGATCAACATGCGGCAATGCTTTGCCAATAAATCTTGCATTTGTATATGCAGATAAAATTATTTCATCTTGAGCAAGCAATGCCTTTATGTATCCTGGAACTTTAATATCATACTGCAGTGCTGTTAACATAAAAAATGTATCATAATAAGGCTTATAAAAATTATCATTTAATGATTGTCGCCAATTCAAAAGCGCTCCACCCTCAAACAACTTTGCAGCCATTCTTGATGCTGAAAAATTATTTGTAAAAACCATCAATGCAACTTCCCAAGGAACATCCAGCGCTGCACAAATATATTTTGCATTTGCATCATAATAATCTTTATAACTTGCTGGCGGCCTAGATGTGTCCCACTTGTTAACCTTTTGATCTTTTCCAAGGTTAATCACATTTCCGCCAGTGTTTTTTGCAAAATTTTCTGCTATTTGATCTCCATTTAATTTACTTGAACCATCATAATCAACGCGCTCAACACCTGTTGTGTTTCTATTAACAACCTTTGGCTTCATTGGATTTAACCCTGTGCTTGATTGCCCATGCTCAATAAATCCAATTATCTTTGCTGATTGTTCAGAGTTTAAAACTTCTGATCTTGAATATCTTCTTAGCAGCTCCGCCTTTTCCATAACAACGCCAAGCATCGGCATCCCACGCGTTTCACCAAGGCGATACTCGTTTCCATAAAGAAGCCATGCTGTTCTTCTGCCAGTTTTTTCTCCCCAAGCTGGAACAAATACTGGAATTGTATTAACCACATCTTCTTTTTTCTCTTCATCTGATTTTCCAGAATCATTATCATAAACAGGCTTATCTGTTATTTGAGAAACATAATATCCAACATGCGTTCCGCTAGAATCAACCTCAACCCCATTAATTACCCTATGCCCAGCTGGAACTTTTCTTTTTTCGGTTTTGCCATCTGGCAACTTAACTTCAATTTCTTCTGGCATTATTGTTTTGTCAAAACAAAACAAACCAGGATCACAAACATTTGCTCCATCAACTATTTGTATTTTTGAAACGCCATCTATAACCCTATTTATTATTAAAACATCTCCACCAACTAAGGCATTATAAAGAGCTGTTTTTGCAAGCTTATGAAGAGTTCGTTCACTTGTAGTGTCTGACAATTTTTTATTCTTTGAATTAACCTTGAACAAATCTTCAATAAAATCAACAAGATCTTTTTTTGATTGATCTGTTCCAGTATTGACTCCAAGAGATTTTAGCAACCTAAACATTGGCTCTGCTTGTAACTTTAGACCGTCACCAATAACAAAAGAAATTAACCTTCTCACAACCATTGCAGCAAGTTCATCTTTAGCCATTGCCGACCAACTGCGCTCTCTTAGCGTGTAATAATCAAGCGTTGTAACATCTGGATATGCCATTGATCCAGATATTGTTGCTCCTGTATATTGTGATCCATAGGAATTACCAAAAAACAAACCAAGCATATTTGCATATGCCGCAGCTTGTTCTTTTTGGGTGTTTGGGGTGCGACCAGCGCCCCCCAAACGAGTTACCGAAGTAACTACAGCGTGCTTCATTTTACCAAATATATTCATTAATAACTACCCCAAAAAACAGATTCATCTCTTAATGCCGTCCAGTTAGTACCACAAAATGCTTGAACTAATTCATTGTATAGGCTCAAAATGTTGCGATAATCTTTTATAAGAGCCGCCATGCTATCAACCCGCACTGTCTGAACTGTTTGGCCAGTGTTGATTGTATAATTAACAACAGATCCGCCCTGGATCTGCTTAACCATCGCTGGTATAAACTCACTAAGCAACGAATGAAGCCCAGCAATTTGATCTTCAATTGTTTTGCATTGATCTAATATTTCAGAACTAGCAGCTTGTAATGTACAGTAAGTCATGGCGATATTGTACCATAATTAATATTAAATATTAACTTTTGGTTTTCCCTTCTTTTTCTTCTAACAATTCAGCCTGTAAATGCTCAAATACAACGCTGCTATCAACCTTTGGCTTTCCATGAGCATCAACCAATTCAAATTCAAGCAAGCATGTTCTCTCTATATAATAATCGGCTGCAGCAATGCAATAAACAAAAGTATCAAAAGCCTCATTTCGGCGACCGTCTGATTTCCATTTATATCTGATAACATTTCCAACTTGCTCTTTTACTTTTTTCTCTGCAGTTAATTGATGAAGATATTTTTCAATTGATTTATTTTTCATATCACTAAACACATTTGGAAACTCTGCCCAACCATGCGGATAATCTTCAAACTCACGCCACTCCCTTGATAGCCAACTACTTAATTTATTTTTATAAAGGTTAACATATGGCTCAACCAATATTAAACCATAATCATTTAATCTAGTTGTTTTTAGCTCGTTTCTGGTTTTTGCAGTATCATCTTGCCCCTTCAAAGGAAAAAATAAATCAAATTCAATATCTTTGTTTGAATCTCTGCAAAACTCATATACAGTGTGTGTTCTTGCACCATCCGAGCTATCAACAACAATTAATTCAATTAATCTTGGATTTGACCAACCACCACCAGGAAAACGCTCTTCACTAAGGGCTTTTAATTTTTTCCAAGGCTCACTTGATTTATCTCCAGTATCACCATGCCATACACGATAATCAACTGTCCAGTTTCTATAGCGATCACCAAAGGCTTTAATCTCAACCTCCAGCCTGTCATGCTGAACATCACATGCGGCAACCACAAATAATGCCCCCTCTTGCAGCCTATTTGGAGCGAAGTTTTTTCGCCTTGGATATACATTTGTTTTGACAATTGAAGCAGTCTTATCATCGAACGGAACGCCCTCATTCATGTTTTTAAATGTTTTAAGCTTAACAGGATCTTTTTTTGATTCAAGAAAATCTTTTACAACTTCCCACCATTCCTTTGCTGGTGAATAAAACGATGATAAATGATAGCTTCTAAAATATGGAACTTTACTTTTTGCAGTAGGAAACCATTGCCCCTTAATATTCATCTCTCTTTTATGATATTCCTTTATAATGCCAGCACAAAACTTGCATTTATACCCAACGCTTTTATAATCTCCAGCCTTGCACTCTGTGCTATTAAAAACAAATCCATATGGTTTATGATTAATATTGTTCTTTTTATCAAAAACCTGGTGTTCATCTGAATATTTTCCGCCATTATATCTAAAGAAAACCAGCACTTGACGTTTTCCGCAATGAGGACACGGCACGAAATAGCGCCGCTTATCTCCCATTTCATAATATTTTTCAATTTTTGTTTCTTCTTTAGTTGTTGGAGTTGAAATATATCCTATCTTTTTTCCCTTACCAAATGAATCTGTTCTTTTTTTTGCCAAATCAATCGGGCTACCCTCACCACCAATATCATTTGGATATCCATCAATTTCATCTAATAACAATATTTTAATAGACATAGAGCGCAAATCGGCTGGATTATGTGAACCAGCCAACCGCAAAAAGCCTCCAGGAAATTCAACCATTGTTGCAGTATCACCTTGCCGCCTTGAGTTTCTTGTTGAATTATCCGCTTTGATTTTATCTTGCAATCCAGAATTATTAATCATAGACGCTATACGAACATTTTTAAATTCTTTTAATAATCCCTTATCAGCAGAAACAAGCATCATTGGAGCTGGAGAATAATCCATTCTATAGCCAATTGTGTTTAAAAATATTCCATCTGTAAAACCAAGCTGCACGCCCTTCATAATAGCAACTTCTCTTACATCGCTATTATCAGCAAAACAATCTGCAATCTCTCTTGTATATGGAGTATAATCAAATGAAAATTTTCCTGGCCTTGATGTTTCCTTTTTTGTTAAATATCTTTTGTTTTCAGCCCATTCAGAAATGCTTGGCAAAATCTTACTTGGTATTGCTGAACGCAACATTCTAAAAACTTTTTGAGCTTGCGCAGAAGCATCAACTCCAAAATCAACATCACTCATAGTTTTTAACCGTCATTTTATCAAGCTCAACTTTTAAACTTTGCTCTGCATGGTCAATTGAGTGTTCAATATTAGTTCTCATTTCTTTACTTATCTTTTCAATTATGGCTTGCCTTGCATGCTCTCCCTTTGTATTTACAATATCAATTAATTCATCTGCAACATTTTGTGGATATTGAATTAAAGAATTAAAGAATGTTGAAAAAGTAGACTGTATAACATGCCTTACAACAATAGTTGATACTAGCTCTTTTTTGGCTTGCGCAAGCTTTATTTCTAATAGTTTATTATTTTTTTCTGCAGCAAGAGTTTTTTGCCTAGTATGCTCAAGCTCCGCTTGCGCCCTTGTTCCTGGAACTGGTGGTAAATTCTTTTCAACATAAACTTTTTTTGAATCAGTTTCTTTTGTTTTGTTTTTATCAATCATTGAATCAATCAGCTCTTTATTAGCTGGATTATTTGTATCAATTTTTCGATCTTCATTTAAAACAAGTTTGCCCTGCTTTACAAGAGTATTAATTCTTTGTTTAGAAATACCAACGTGCCGCGCAAGAGCGGACTGGCTTTTAATAGACATTTAAAATCCCCACATTTTTTGATTCCCCCCGCGTACACGATGGACAAATCTTTATAACATTTTATCATAAAACGTCAACTATTGACAAAAGGCATTTTTGAAATTTTAAAATGCAGAATTTGCCATCAAAACGGCTTGTATTGCCATTCTGTGAATGGCTAACCTAAAATAGTAAACAACAATCTCAACCTTGGGGACTATATTTTATTCGGCGTGCGGAGCATTAAC